GATTCTGAAGAAGAATCATTTTCTATTTTAACATTTATAAATCTACCTCTAGCTCTAGTATCTTTTTTAATAGTGCTCGACGTAATTGTAAAAGGACTTAAAGTTGTTGTAGTATCAGATTGTTGAGGATATCTTTTAATACCTAAACTTACTTTTGCATTACCAATTAAAGTTTTAAAATCTGGTACAAACCTTCTCATTGCAAGAAATACTTCACCAGCTAATTTAAGTCCTACCTGTTGACCTCTTTGATTTCTTTGTCTTTGTTCTAAATCTATGTCATATGATTTTATAAATGATGTAACAGTTGTAGTTGACCCGTCTTCGTTAACTTGATCTGTGCCAACCTCATGTTCAAAAAATTTAGTTTGACCTAAACCATCTTGACCAACCACTGCTGGAAATGTACCATTACTTGATGCATCGTATTTAGTTGCGAAAGGTTTTGGATATACAATTGCATCAATCCAAGAGGTCCTTGCTTCAGTCCCTGTGTACCACACACCGCCTTTCATAGGTTCACCATAATTAAAGACAACATACTTGTCATTATAACTAGCACCTGAAGATGGATAATACCAAATAACTTCTGTAAATAAATTATTAATGCCAGCTACAACTTGTTGACCTTTTGTTGTATCAAAATTATCATAAACAAAATCTTCTACACTACATGGCAGTGATTTAACTGTACCATCGAACATAAAGAAACCATTTGGTGATAACCAGAACGCAGCTCCATCTACCTCAACAACTGCATTTTTACCTATCAATCCACAGTTTGTACCTACTTGTTCAAAACTAAATGTGAAAGGCGCACCTACAAATTT